TATAGAACTTCCAGTTAAACCTTTAGATATTGAAACTAACAAAGAAGCTAGGATTAAATGGAAAAGAGAAGCACAACACGTTTATAAACTTCGTGCTAAATCAAAATCTAAATACATTCAAGTCAGACAAATTTTAGAAGAAGGTGCAATGTTGTTAGGTAGAAAAGGTTTTTTCTATCCTTATCAATTAGATTTCAGAGGTAGGATTTATCCTAAACCTGCAATGCTTTCACCGCAGTCTGCTGATTATGCAAGAGCATTATTAAAATTTAGATTTGGAAAACCTATTGGAGTTGAAGGAGCCAAAAATTTTGTAATCGCAGGAGCAGGATTATTTGGTGAAGTTGATAAAGAAGATATTGATACAAGAATACATTGGATTGATGAGAACCAACAAAAAATAATTGATACTGCCAATGAACCATTAACTAATACTTGGTGGACTAAAGCAGATAAACCATTTTGTTTTTTAGCTTGGGCAATAGAGTTTAGAGATTGGAACACTTGGGAAGATAATGAAGGTTTAGTATGTAGTGACAAATTTATTACTACCTTACCATTACAATCTGATTGTTCTAATTCAGGTCTACAACATTATTCTGCAATGATGAGAGATGAAGTTGGTGGTAAAGCTACTAATTTAATTCCATCAAATAAACCTGCTGATGTGTACGCATTAGTAGCAGAAAAAGTTAAAATGAAATTGCGTGATAGTACTGATGAAATGGCAAAGCAATGGTTAGATTATGGAGTAGATAGAAAACTTTGTAAGAAACCTGTTATGTGCTTACCATATTCTTTAACAATGTATTCTTGCAGACAATACTTACAAGACCACGTTGAACGAGAATTAGCTGAACGTAATAAGCAACATCAATGGAATGATAAATTGTTTCAAGCTACGCAATGGTTAACACCAGTTGTGTGGGAAAGTATTAATGAAATAATTGTAGGAGCCAAAGAGATTATGGGATTTTTAAAAGACGTTTCTAGATTAGTAGCATCTGAAAATTTACCTGTAACTTGGACAACTCCATTAGGATTACCAGTATTTATGTCTTGCTATAAGCGTGAAAGCAAAAGGGTAAAGACTAAAATGGGTGATACTATTATCAAATTATCTATCCAATCTGACACTAATGTAATTGATAAAAGAAAAACGGCACAATCTATATGTCCTAATTTTATCCATTCACTTGATGCGTCTGTATTGCAATTAGCAGTAGTTAAAGCTGAAGAAAGAGGGGTAGATAACTTTAGCTTAATTCACGATTCTTTTGGCGTATTGGCACCTGATAACCAAATAATGGGTGATGCCTTACGTGATGCTTTCTATGAAATATACCAACAAGATGTATTAGCTAATTTTGCTAGGGAAATGAAACAAATGCTATCTGACAAGAACGCTAAAAAGTTTCCATCAATACCTGCAAAAGGAAACCTTGATTTAGAGTTAGTTAAAAAATCTACGTTTTTTTGTGTATAGTTTTTTTAAAGCGTCAATCTGTGCACAAGTGCACATTAGGTTCCACTTATGGCTAACTAAACATAAACATCAACAAAAGGAGTAAAATATGTCTGATGCCAAAAACATAAGTGTGTTAGGGGAAGCTGTTTATCCTCACCTTAATAAGCCAGATGTTCGTTTTAACGAAGCAGGAGATTATAAGGTCACTTTAAAAGTTCCAACTGCGAAAGCAAAGGAAATGATACAGCAAATAGATAAAGCGTTAGAAAGTTCTATCGCTGAAGCTGAACAAAAAAATCAGGGCAAAAAAATAAAAGTTGCACCTGCACCTTACACTGTTGAAGGAGATTTTCATTTCTTCAAATTTAAGATGAAGGCAACAGGTATTAACAGGAAAACTAAAGAACCATTTAGTCAACGTCCTGCAATATTTGATGCACAGAAAAATCCTTTGTCACCATCTATTTCAATATGGGGTGGTACGAAGATGAAAGTCGCTTACCAAATGAGAAATTACTACACACCAATAATTGGTGCAGGAGTAGTTCTACAATTAATTGCTGTTCAAGTAATTGAATTAGTCGAAGGTAAATCTCAACAACTTGACCTCTTTGATAAAGAAGATGGTTACGTTGCAACCAATCAACAGGAACAACTAAATGAAATACAAGCGACAGAAATTCAAGCAAGTTCAGATTTCTAGTAAGGTTGTTTTAAAATCAGGATTGGAAGAATTAGTTTATAAATATCTACAAAAGAATAATTTGAAGTTTGAGTATGAGACTTTAAAAATTAACTACTTCCAACCTGAACAAAAGAAAACATACACACCAGATTTTCCTATTCAGGATTGCTTCATCATAGAAACTAAAGGTCTATTTAATAGTGCCGATAGAAAAAAGATGAAAACAATTAAAGCACAAAATCCTGATTTAGATATTAGATTTATTTTTTCCAATTCTAAAACAAAGATTGGAAAGAAAAGTTTAACTACTTATGGAAAGTGGTGTGAAATGTTTGGCTTTCCTTATCACTGTATTCAAAGCACAAAGGAAACTTTTCCTAAACTGTGGCTTGAAGAAATTATTAACAAACAACAAGAAGTAAAAAAATCAATCAACATTGAGCAAACCAAAAAATTAGTAAAGGCGTTAAATTAATATGGCAAGAGAAGAAACTAAATACATTGTAATTCACTGTTCTCAAACGAGACCGTCCCAAAAGATAGGTGCTAAAGACATTGATAGATGGCATCGTGAAAAGGGTTGGCTTCGTATTGGTTACGGAAAAGTAATCAAAAGAGATGGAACCATAGAACAAGGACGTGGCGATGATGACGTTCAAGCACACGTACAGGGCTACAATCACTGTGCTTATGGTCTATGCCTTGTAGGGGGAAGTGCCGAAGAAGATGTAAATATTCCTGAAGATAATTTTACAGCAGAACAATGGGATAGCTTAAAAAAAGTTCTAGAAGAATTAGTTTTAAAATATCCTGATGCAAGAATTGTTGGGCACTATGAATTAAATGAACATAAAACTTGTCCTAACTTTAATGTTAGAGAATATTTATTAAACGAAGATATAGCTAATTATAAATTTCAAGACGGTCTTACTGATGATGCTGATTTAGCGGAGTTAGAATATGACCAATCAAACTAAATTTGAATTTCACTCACCTTGTGAAAACTGCGGTAGCCGAGACAACTGTGGTGTCTATGTAGATGACAGTGGACAAGTAGACCACACTTATTGCTTCGGTTGCCGTGAGTTCAAAAAATTAAATGGCACATTGCCTAACAAAGTCCCACCAAAAGAAATTACCAATATGATTGAAGGAATATATGAAGCGTTACCTAAAAGAAAAATTGATACAGATACTTGTAAGAAGTTTAATTATCAAACAGGTACTTATCAAGGTAAGCCAGTTCAAATAGCAAACTACTTTGACAAACAGTATAACAAGGTAGCACAACATATCAGGTTTCCTGACAAATCATTTATCTGGTTAGGAGATGTTTCTAAAATAACTTTATTTGGACAAAACCTTTGGCGTGATGGTGGCAAGATGGTTGTTATCACAGAAGGAGAAATTGATTGTATGACTGTATCTAAAATTCAGTCTAATCGTTTTCCAACAGTGTCAGTTCCATCAGGTGCTAGTTCAGCAAAAAAATATATTAAAAAAGAATTAGAATGGTTATCTAAATTTGAAAGTATTGTCTTAATGTTTGACAATGATGAAGCAGGTAAAACAGCTTCTATTGAATGTGCAAATATTCTTCCAGTAAAAAAAGTTAAGATAGCTTCCTTACCTGCAAAAGACCCAAGTGATTTATTACAACAAGGTAAAGGTGATTTAATTATAAGTGCTATGTGGGAAGCAAAAGCATATACCCCACAAGGCATCATTGAAGGTAATGATACTAAAGAATTATTATTAAAAGATGATTACGTAGAAACTATTCCTTATCAATGGAATGGCTTAAATAAAAAACTTGGTGGAATTAGAAAAGGTGAACTTGTTTTATTAACCGCAGGTTCAGGTACAGGTAAAAGCCAAGTATGTAGAGAAATTGCGTATCATTTAATAACCAAGAAAGAAAAGGTTGGTTATATCGCTTTAGAAGAAAGCGTTAAAAGAAGCATAAGAGGTATTGTTTCTGTAGGTTTAAATAAACTTATTCATATACCTGAAGTAAGACAAAATATTTCCGAAGAAAAAATTGTAGAGGAGTGGAGTAAAATAAAAGATTACGTTTGTTTCTACGACCATTTTGGTAGTTCAGATACAGACGATTTAATGAACCGTATTAGATATATGGTTCAGTCTTTAGATTGTAAGACCATTATCCTAGACCATATCTCAATCGTAGTGTCAGGCATTACTGACGGTGACGAAAGAAGAACCATCGACAACTTAATGACCCAACTAAGAAAATTAGTTGAAGAATTAAAGTGTGCGATGTTTGTAGTATCTCATTTAAAGAGACCTGAAGGAAAAGGTCACGAAGATGGAGTACAAGTATCTTTATCACATTTAAGAGGAAGTCATTCTCTTGCGACATTAGCTGACGAAGTGATTGCCTTTGAAAGAAATCAACAAGACGAAATTTCTAACAACGTAATGAAGGTTAGGGTTTTAAAAAATCGTTTCTCTGGTGATACAGGAATAGCTTGTGATTTAATTTACAATAGAGATACAGGAAGATTAACAGAAGGTTCTTTTGATGAATGAACAACTTCTGTCTAAATTCATATTATCATTTCTAATTGATAAAGAAGATTACCTAGAACTTTCTACTGAACAACAGCAATTAGTATTTGAAACTTGCAGAACTATTATGACTGCAATTTACAATGCCATTAAATATGAGAATGTTTATCCAGTAATAATGTGTGGAGATAGAGAAGCACAAGAAATTATTAATAAAGCCATTCAATCCGTAAAAGACATTTTACCAAGTACAGAGAAAATTACAGTTCACCTTATACATTAATGAAACTTATAATTGACCTAGAGACCAATGGTTTTCTAGATACGTTAGACACTATTCATTGTATTGTTTGCAAGGATATAACAACAGACGAAGTCTACAGTTTTAATCCTGACAATTTGAATGATAGTCTAGACTTACTTAACAAAGCTACTGCACTTATTGGGCATAACATTTTATCATTTGACATACCTGCTTTAAAAAAAGTTTTAAATTTTGATTTTAAAGGAGAAGTGTTTGATACACTTTTGGTATCTAGATTAATCTACACCAATTTGTTGGAAGCTGATTACAAACTAAAAGAACTTCCTGCAAAACTTTACGGTAAACAATCGTTAGAAGCGTGGGGTTATAGATTAGGTTTAAGAAAAGGTGATTACCAAGAACATTCTACTTTTGAAACTTTTAATCAAGATATGTTTGATTACTGTAAAAGAGATGTGGAAGTAAACCATCTATTATTTAAGAAAATAATGGAAGAAAACTATTCTAAACAAGCAATCGCATTAGAACATAATTTTGCTTTATGGATTAGAAAGCAAGAAGAACACGGAATTTTATTTGATGAGACGACTGCTAAGTCGCTATTATCTATCCTAGTAAAACGAAAGCTACAGTTAGAAGACGAACTAGCTGTAGTCTTTCCTGCTTGGGAAAAGATAGTTGGTTATAAAAGATACAAAAGAGATAATATTAAAAAAGGAATTAAAGCAGGAGTTCCACACAAAGTAACTAAAACTGAAATATTTAATCCAAACAGTAGAGACCATATTGGAGATAGATTAATTAAAATTTTAGGTTGGAAACCAACCGAATTTACAGCAACTGGAAAACCTGAAGTTACTGAAGCAATCCTAAATGAACTTCCATATCCTGAAGCAAAATTAATTGCTGAATATTTAATGATTGGAAAAAGATTAGGTCAATTAAGTGAAGGTGAACAAGCATATTTAAAATTAACAAAAAAGGGAAAAATTTATGGACAAGTCAACACTTTGGGAACTTATACTGGTAGGTGTTCGCATCATTCGCCAAATCTTGCACAATGCGTTGCGAATGGTTCGCCATTTGGTAAAGAATTTCGTTCCTTATTTATATCTCCTACCGATATGGTTATGCTCGGTATTGATTTTTCTGGTTTGGAGCTTCGTGTGTTGGCACACTACCTTCATTCTTATGACAATGGAAATTTTCAAAAAACATTACTTGAGGCAGATATACATACCGCCAATCAAGAAGCTGTCGGACTATCCACACGTGCTGAAGCTAAAAGGTTTATATACGCTTACATTTACGGTTGCGGAAATCAAAAACTCTCTGAAATTCTTAATGTCTCTTTGGAACAAGCAAGACAAATAAGAGAGAAATTTGAAAAAAGTTTACCTGCATTAAAAATATTAAGTGATGCAGTTAAACATAAATATAAAAGATTTGGTTATCTAAATGGAATTGATGGTAGAAAATTAATTCCTAAAGCTGAATACAGTTCTTTGAATACTTTAATTCAAGGAGCAGGAAGTCTTCTTGTAAAAACAGGAACCATTCTTCTTAATCAAGATTTGTATAACGCAGGTTTTGTTTGGGAAAAAGATTACGCACAAGTTTTACATATTCACGATGAAATTCAATTTTATGTAAAACCTGAAAAATTAAATCAATTTAAAGAAATATCTAAAAAAATATTTTCTAAAACACAAAGCTACTTCAATTTTAAAACACCATTAGATGGTGAAATTAAAGTTGGTAGAAACTGGAGTGACACCCACTAATAAAGCAAGACCAGAATTTGACCTAGATTTAAAATTTGGACAAGAGAATGAAAACGATTTTCAAATTGCCGTTGAAGGAAAGGTTGAATGTAAAACAGACCGACTGTGTATTAAGACAGGTAATGTTTTTATTGAGATAGAAAGTAGAGGAAAACCATCAGGTATTCATACTACTAAATCTAAATTTTACGCTATTTGTCTTTGGAAAGAGGGACGCAAAGATAACATCTGGGTTCTTATTCCTACCAAAATATTAAAAAAACTAATGACCAAATATCCTGTGAAAGCAGGGGGAGATAACTGGACTTCCAAAGGTCACATCATACCGAAAGAAGATTTATTAAATTATGAAATATAAAAAATATAAAGTTACGTTCTTAGACCCAACTGGAAATTCAGAATGGCATACCGAAGAAGAAGTACAAGAGTTTGTGCCAGAAGAATGTGTAATTGAAGCATACGTTTATTCTAAAGATAAAGAATACATTAAAACTTTTGCTTCTTATTCAATCAATCAAGAAACAGGCGTTATGACATACGGTGATGTAAATGTTTTACCTATGTCTTGTGTCAAAACCATAAAGGCAATTAGATGAAAAATATAAAAGATTTTTATGCTAACAAAAATAAAGTGATGTTAGTTGATGGAGATTTATTAGCTTACAAAATTACTTCAGCATTAGAACAACCAATAGATTGGGGGAATGATGTATGGACATTACATTCAGATTTAAAAACAGGAAAAGATTTATGGAAGCAACAAATTCAACATTATCTTTTTTATACAAGTTCTAAAGAAGCTATTATTTGTTTTTCTGATAAAAATAACTTTAGAAAACAATTAGACGCTACCTACAAATCTTACAGAAAAGCTATTCGTAAACCTGTTGCTTATGCACCATTGAAAGATTGGATTAAGAAAAACTATAAATGGGTTTCTTTTCCAAATTTAGAAGGAGATGATGTATTAGGATTATTAGCTACAGGAGTTCATAAAACTAATAATGTAATTATCAGTGGTGATAAAGATATGCGAACAATACCTACGTGGCATTGTTTTATTGGTGATGATAGTATTGAATATGTTGACCAATTAAAAGCAGATTATAACTTTTGCACCCAAGTATTAGTAGGAGACCAAGCTGATGGTTACAAAGGTTGTCAAGGAGTAGGAGCCGTTAAAGCATCTAGAGTTCTTTTAAATAAAAAATCATTAGACGAATTATGGGAAGCAGTCATTAAAGAGTATGAACGTAATGAACATACTTTTGAAGATGCTTACCACCAAGCTAAACTTGCAAGAATATTAAGAGCAGGTGAATATAATTATGAGAATAACCAAGTTAATCTTTGGAACTACAAATACTCTGATTATCAATTATTAAAGAAAGCAGGGTAAATGACTAACCCAGATTATTTCAAAAAAGTTTTGGAAGCACAAATAGGTGGTAATCATTATAAAGATAGATTTGAGATTGAACCTGCGGAGTTTATCTTAAAGAACAATCTAGATTTTCCGACTGGTTCAGTAATTAAGTATGTGTTGAGACACCAGTTTAAGAACGGAAAAGAAGACCTAGAGAAAGCCAAACACTACATAGATATGCTTATTGCCAAGTATTATGGCTAATTTTTTAATTAAGTCCCACTTTAGGAGTATTCACTATGGATAAAAAGTTAGAAGTTCCAACAATCAACGAAGATTTGATTAAATACCTGAATACTCTTTTTCCTGAACAATGTGCTGATTTAAACGATACTGAAAAAACTATCTTTTATAAATCAGGTCAAAGGTCAGTCGTAAAACATTTAATTGAAAAATTTAAACAACAACAGGAGACATAATTATGTGCGTATCAGTTAAAGCACCTAGTCCACCACCTGCACCTGAACCAATACCTTCAACTCCCCCTTCAGTAGCTAATGCAACTGCAACACAAGATGCACCAAAATTAGCTGTGAAAAGAGATGCTTCTGGTTCTGCGGTTGATGCTAATGCGTCATCGTCAGCTATGAAGAAAAGAGTTGGTAGAGGTTCTTTGAGAATACCTTTGCAAGGTTTGAGTGGTAGCGGATTAAATTACCCAACTTCCTAATAAATGGAATATAAATTGAATACAGGTACTGTCAGTGATGATAAGTCGTCACTTGAAAGTCAGTACGCAAAGATGGAGATTGATAGAGAAATCTATCTAGAAAGAGCAAGAGAGTGTGCTGAATTAACAATACCACATTTATATCCACCAAAAGGAACTAACGAAGCAACTAAATTTCCAACACCATATCAATCAGTTGGTGGTAGAGGAGTTACTAACCTAGCATCAAAATTGATGTTAGCTTTGTTTCCACCACAAGCACCATTCTTTAGATTAGATGTTGATGATTTAGTTTATAAAAATACACAAGGTAACCCAGAACAGAAAGCTACTATAGAGCAAGGTTTACAAAAAATAGAAAAAGCTGTGATGGATAGTATTGAAAGTAACAATGACAGAGTTGCTTTCTTTGAAGCTATTAAGCATTTGATTGTATCAGGAAATGTTTTATTAAAATTAAGTGATACAGGTTTACGTAGTTATAGATTAGAAAATTATGTAGTTAGACGTGACCCACAAGGAAAAGTTTTAAAAATAATTATTAAAGAAGGTATTTCTCCTAATTCATTATCTAAAGAATTAAAAAAAGCAGTAGGTGATAAAATTAATGAAGAACAAAAAACATTAAATTTATTTACCTGCATTTATTATGACAATGGTAAATATAAAGTTCATCAAGAAATATTAAAGAAGACTGTATTTAAAACAGTATATGATGAAGAAAAATTACCTTACATTGCATTAAGATTTAACCGTCTTGACGGTATGTCTTACGGAAGGTCACACGTTGAAACTTTTTTGGGTGACCTCAAGTCACTGGAAGGATTAACCAGAGCCATTTTAGAAGGTAGTAGTGCATCTGCTAAAATGCTGTTTATGGTTGCTCCTAATGGAACAACAAGAGCATCTTCCGTAGCAAAAGCACCTAATGGTGCCATTATAGAAGGTGAAGCAAAAGACGTAACAGTTTTACAAGCTAATAAGTTTGCAGATTTTAGAATTGCTTACGAAACAATGAATAGAATTGAGCAACGTCTTCAGTATGCTTTTTTATTAAATGCTTCCGTTCAAAGACAAGCAGAAAGAGTTACAGCAACAGAAGTACAATTAGTTGCCAATGAATTAAATGATGCGTTAGGTGGAGTATACGCATTACTTACAACAGAATTTCAACTTCCGTACATTACTACTAAATTAGCATTGTTAAGGGAGAAGAAACTTTTACCTGAACTACCAAAAGAACTTGTGAAAATTAAAATCATAGTTGGTATGGAAGGATTAGGTAGAGCAAGTGACAGACTACGACTATTACAGTTTATGTCTGATTTAGCAGGAACTCTGGGTGCTGAAGTACTTGCGAAGTATATTAATCTTGATGATGCTATTAAGAAATTTGCAGTAGCAAACTCTTTAGATGTTCAAGGATTAATAAAATCACCAGAGCAAATCCAACAAGAGACACAAGCTACGCAACAACAAGCATTTACTCAACAAGCGTTAGCAGACCCAAGAGTTGCTATTGAAGCAGGAAAATACATTTCTTCAAATGATAAAGAACTAGCTTTAGGTGACAATGGTGATGTGTCTGTTCAACCAAAAGGATAATTATATATGAGCACACAAACAGTAGAAATAAAATCTGAAGAACAAAATATTTCTTTAGAAGAACAAGCACAACAACAAGAAAAACTTCAAGTTAATTCAGTTGATAATACAAGTGTTGAAGTTAAATCTAATGACACAACATCTAAATCAACAGACCCAACAAGACCTGAATGGTTACCAGAAAAATTTTCTTCTGCTGAAGATTTAGCTAAAGCATATGGTGAATTAGAGAAAAAACTTTCCAAACCAGAAGCTGTAGAAGAAGTTAAAGGTAATACAAATGAAACTACTACCAATACTTTAGAACCTTATTATCAGGAGTTTGCTGAAAAAGGTGAATTGTCAGAAAAAAGTTATAAATCTTTAGAGAAGTTAGGTTTAAATAAAGATTTAGTTGATGGTTATATTGCAGGTCAAAAAGCCATTGCAGATAATGAAGTTAAAATGGTTCACGATACTGTTGGTGGTAAAGATAATTATGAAAAAGTAATTCAGTATGCACAAAACAATTTAACTAAAGCAGAACAAGATGCTTTTAATTTAACATTAGATACTGGTTCCATAGAACAAGTTAGATTTGCGGTACAAGCTATTGCATCTAGAGCAGGTATTTCAGGAAGCACTTCTCAAATGATTGAAGGTGATACAGAAACTACAGCTATTGATGCGTTTCAGTCTATTGCTCAATTAACAGAAGCTATGAATAATCCAAAGTACGACAGAGACCCTGCGTACAGACGAGAAGTAGAACGTAAGATTGCAAAAAGTAGCGTACTATAATGAGAGACTACCGTTCAGAATATAGAAATTATCATTCTAAACCTGAACAAAAGAAAAATAGAGCCAGTCGTAATTTAGCTAGAAGAATTATGAAGAAACAACTTGGTTCTAAAATTAATGGTAAGGACATTGACCACAAAGATGGTAACCCAAAAAACAATTCTAGAAAAAATTTAAGAGTAATGTCCAAGTCTGCCAACAGGGCTAAAAATGCTTAATTTTTTATTACCATTAATTAAGAACCCAATTACTTCTTTAATAGCTGATAAAACTATTGGAGCAATTCAACACCATCTTGAAGTAAAAAAATTAGAAAGAGTTGCTGAAATAGAAGCTGTTAAAACAGTACAAGTTCAACAAATTGTTTCAGGAGAAAAATCTTGGAAAGACGAATGGTTAACCGTGTTTACGACTGTAGGTTTGACTATGTGTTTTATTCCTAGTGTTCAACCTTTTATGATTAAAGGATTTGAAATAATTAAATCAGCACCAAGCGAACTACTTTACGCAGTACTCGTAGTGTACGGTGGAAGTTTTGGTATCAACTTAATGGATAAATATAAAAAATAATATGTCATTAGTAAAAAATATACAGAGAAGAAAAAAACTTGGAATAAGTAGAAGTAAGAAAAATTCTACAGTATCTCCAAAAGCATACAAAGCTATGCAAAATAATTGGAAGAAAAAAGGTGGCAAAAGTTAAATTTGACAAAGCACCTCTTGAAACAAAAAGTAAATTCAAAAAGACAAGCATAGGAAGAAATCCTAGTAAATCAATGATGAATAAATCTAAAAGAAGAAGTTTCAAGAAATATGTTGGGCAAGGCAAAGTCTCAAAATAAGAAAAAGAAAAAGAGCAAAAAAGTTTCGGAAGAACAATTTTGGAAAATAATGTCAAAAAGATTTAAAAGATAATCACCATCTCTCTTTAGAGAGGTGACTAACGAAATTCAAAAAAGATTGCCAGTTACGACTGATAACCTTCTGACTATGGAAATTAATTAGGTAAATCAAACCAACAATACAAAAAAGGAGACTAATATGTCTAATGCAGTAATATCTAGCATTGGTCAGGTTAACTCTGCGGGTGATGCTAACGCATTATTCTTAAAGGTATTTTCTGGCGAAGTTTTATCAACTTTCCAAAGAGAAAACCAAATGTTGGGAATGACAACTGTTAGAAATATATCTAGCGGTAAATCTGCACAATTTCCAGTAACTGGAACAGTGTCAGCGTCATACCATACAGCAGGGAATGAAATACTTGGTCAAGCTATTAAACACAACGAAAAAGTAATTAACATAGATGATATGTTGATTGCTGATACTTTCGTAGCAGAAATAGAAGAACTTAAAAACCATTACGATGTTCGTTCAATCTACTCAAAAGAGATGGGACAAGCGTTGGCAAATACAGTTGATAAGCACCTTTTATCTCTAGCTATCTTAGCATCTAGAGTATCAACACCAAACGTAACAGGCGGAAAAATCGGTGATGAAATCATTGATGCTGACGCTAATACTAACGCTACATCATTAATCGACAGTATTTTCGAAGCTATCCAAAAGATGGACGAAAATAATGTACCTAGTGCAGGTAGAGTATGTATCGTTGCTCCAGACCAATACTACCAATTAGCTAACGTAGATAAGTTAGTAAACAGAGACTTCTCATCTGACAATGGTGACTTCGGTAAAGGAACAGTTCTATCAATCGGTGGAGTTCCAATCGTTAAGTCAAACACAGCAGTTGAAGTTTTCGGACAAAACTTATCATCAGCTATTTCTGGTGCAAACAACACTTATAACGGTAACTTTACAAATAGTGTTGCTGTTGTAATGCACAGTTCAGCTTTAGGAACAGTGAAACTTAAAGACCTTGTTATGGAAAGTACTTATGACCCACGAAGAATTGGCTCATTACTTACAGCAAGAATGGCTTTAGGACACGGTATCTTGAGACCTGAAAGTGCGTTCTCAATCGCAACTGCTTAATTGTAGTTACTCTGTGGTGGCGGTGAAATATCCGCCATCACTTTTTTTATATGACAACACAAACTAGAACAACGGAATTAGAAGCCGTAAATACTATTCTTAGTACAATAGGAGAAGCACCACTAAATACTTTAGTTGGAAGTTTACCTGTTGATGGAACAATAGCTAAAAATGTCTTATCAGAAGTAGCAAGAGAAGTTCAAAGTGAAGGTTGGCATTTTAATACACATTACAAAGCAACATTAACAAGAGATACTAATAATAAAATTCCTTTAGCAACAAATGTTGTAAGAGTTGAGTTAGACCCAAATTTATATTCTAAAGGTACATACGATATAGTTCAAAGAGATAACTATATTTTTAATTTAGCAAAAAATACTGATGTATTTGATAAAGATTTTGAAGATGTAACTATTGTTTATCTTTTAACTTTTGAACAAATGCCTGAACAGGCAAAACGATATATTACTATTAGAGCATCTAGAATATTTCACGATAGAACTTTAGGTGCTAATACTATTCACAAATTTACACAGGAAGATGAAAAGAGAGCATTAAGTATTCTTAAACAAGCTGAAGCATCTACTGGAGATTACACAATATTTGATACACCGTCACAAGCATACACAATCAATCGTAATAATAGGGTTTACTAATGGCTTTAGTTTCAAGAACCATACCAAACTTGGTTCAAGGAGTAAGTCAACAACCTGAAGTTCTTCGTTTAAATTCACAAGCTAGTGAGCAAATAAATGGCTTTTCTTCAGTTGTTGAAGGTCTTAAAAAAAGACCACCTACTGATTATGTAGCTAAATTATCAGGCACAGCATTTAACAACGCTTACATACATACAATTAATAGAGATACTTCTGAAAGGTATATTTTAGTTTTAAGAAATGGTGCCATTAATGTTTATGATATTAATGGAACAGCAAAGACAGTTGTTACACAAACTAATGCACTTAATTATTTAACATCAGCTAATCCAAGACAAGATTTTGTTTCTATTACTGTTGCTGATTATACTTTTATAGTTAATAAAACTAAAACTGTAGCAATGGACGCAACAACTAGTCCTGCTAAAATTGAACAGGCAGTTTATTCAGTCTTACAAGGAAATAATAATACTAAATATTCAATTACTATTGATGGAAGCACATATAGCTACACATCTAGTAATACGAATACTGAAACAATTAGAGATGGAGTATTTTCAGCTATTGGTTCTCCATCAGGAATAACATTAGCTAAAATTGGTAATTCAAGTTTTTCAATAATTAAATCTTCAGGGACATTAACAGTAACAGCTTCTGATGGATTTGGAGACGATGCTTCACAAGTAGTTAAAGATAAAGTTCAAAACTTTTCAGACTTACCTGTACCTGCAATTAATAATATGGTTGTGGAAATTACTGGTTCTGCTGAAACTGCTTTTGATAATTATTATGTAAAATTTATTGAAGCAGATAATTTATGGGAAGAAACGATTGCTCCTAATACTAAAACTACTATTGATGAAGAAACAATGCCTCACGTGCTTCTTCGTACAGCAGATGGTAATTTTAGATTTACACAATGTGATGGAGCCACTTACACAATATCAGGTACAAATTATACCGTACCATCTTGGGGAAATAGATTAGTAGGTGATTTAGATACAGTTCCTGACCCAAGTTTTATTGGCAGAAGTTTAAATGATGTTTTCTTTCATAGAAACAGATTAGGATTTTTAACAGATGAAAACGTAGTAATGAGTAGGTCAGGAGAATTTTTTGAGTTCTTTCCTGAAACTATTACACAAGTTTTAGATACAGACCCAATAGATGTTGCAAGTACACATACTAAAGTTTCTATTTTAAGACACGCAGTTTCGTTTGATGAAGAACTACTATTATTATCTGACCAAACACAGTTTGTATTATCAGGTGGTGCAACCTTAACTTCAGCAAATATATCAATAAATGTCACAACAGAATTTGAAGCAAATAAATATGTTAAACCAGTCGGTTCAGGCAGTAACGTCTACTTCGCATTTAACAAAGGAAATTATCAAGGATTTAGAGAGTTTTTCATTGCGTCTGATACAGATACAAAACAAGCTGACGATATTACAGCGAATGTGCCTAAGTATATTCCTACTAACGTCTATAAAATTAGTAACTCTAATACTGAAAATATTTTAGTAGCTTTATCATCTAATACACCAAACGCATTATACGTTTACCAATATTATGTATCAGGTAATAAAAGATTACAAAGTGCTTGGCACAAATGGGAATTTGGAAGTTCAGGTACAGATAATATTCTTAACGTAGATTTTATAGAAAATAATTTATTTATTATTAATCAAAGAAGTGATGGAGTTTATTTAGAAAAGATAGATGTATCTCCTGCATTAACAGACAGTGGTGCATCTTATTTAACTTATTTAGATAGAAAAATTTCTAACACACAAGTAACTGAAAGTTATAACGCAGGTACTAATCAAACTACAATTACACTTCCATACGCTATTACTAATACAATGAGAGTAGTAGGTAGAAGTGGTGCATCTAACAAAGCAGGACAATTAGTTTCTACTGTTTCTCAAAGCGGTACAACTATAGTAGTTGCAGGAGATATTACTGCTCAAAATTATTTTGTTGGTGAAGAATATGAATTTAAGTTTACGTTCTCTCAACAATTTATTCAAATAGCAGATACACAAGGTTCATCTATTTCAGTTAAAGAAGGAAGATTACAAATAAGAAACTGGTCAGTATCTTTTAATGATACAGGATATTTCACAACAGAAGTAACACCAGTAGGAAGAAGCACTTCATCAACTGTATACACAGGAACAATAACTGGTACAGGATTATTAGGAACAGTAAATCTTGAAGATGGTGATTATACGTTTTCAGTTCAAAGTGAAAATGACAAACTAACGGTAACTATATTAAACGACAGTCACTTACCTAGCAACTTCATCAATGCAAGTTGGCAAGGTTATTATGTCTCTCCATCAACTAGAGTTTAACGGTTTTAGATTATCTAAAAAAGAAGACGTAGATTTTTTAGCTACAAGATTACGTTTTGAAGATAAAAGAGAAATTATTGATGGTTCAGGTAAGACACCACACAATGCTTTATTAACTGGTTATGTTCAATCAGAGGTATGTTTTACCATTACTGATACACAAGATGTTCCAGTTGGAATGTTTGGAGTTAATGCTGAAGGAAGTATTTGGTTATTAGCTACCGATGATATTCACAAAATAAAAGTTTCTTTTTTACGTCAAAGCCGAAAGGTCGTTCAATTTTTAAATACAAAATACAGACTACTTTGGAATTACGTAGATTGCAGAAATGAACTGCACCTTCGATGGTTAAAGTGGTGTGGCTTCACTTTTTTAAGGAAAGTTAAATATGGAGTAAATCAACAACAATTTTATGAATTTATAAGAATAAACAATGTGTAACCCAACAGTCGCTTTATTAGCAGTTTCTGGTGCTAGTGCCGTTCTACAATACCAACAAGGTAAAGCACAACAAAAAGCACAATATGAACAACAGAAACGTCAAAATGAATTAGCTAAACAAAATGCTATTCAAAGATACGCTACAGAACAATTAAGAATTAGACAGGTTGCAGACCAATCATCAGCAAAAGGATTAGAAGCAACTTTAAAAGCTAGAAAAGCTAGGTCTGAATATATTTCACAAGCAGGAGATAGTGGTATTGCATTATCTGGTTCAACAAATGCGTTGTTAGCAAATTATTACCGAACAGAAGGTAATTATAAAAATTCTTTAGCTAACAATATGAATATTAATATTTCACAGTTTGAAAGAAATTTACAAGCAATTCAGTTTGGACAAGAAAGTCAAAGCACTTATGTTCAAGCACCTAATCCAAATTTATTATTTGCTTCTTCAGCTTTAAATGTTGCGAACACTTATTACTCTTTGGAATATCAAAAAGAATTAGCAGGTCTTAAAACAGTTAATCAGAAAAGTACAGTAGACCCAACCGTTAACAATATGTTGAACACATAATGGCAAGTAAAAGACAAGCTCCACAATTAGGTTTAACCCCAGAGTTACCTCAAATTCTTTCTTCAGATTTTAATTTATTTTATAAACCTGACGTTGCTCCACAGGATAAGTCAGTTGATGTTTTAGTTAAATCTTTAGACAACTTTGTTAGAGACGCAGGTACAAAAGGCGTTCTTGTTTCAGAAGGTAGAGAAAAGAAAGAAGAAGAAGGCAAAGCTGTTGAAATGTTTAACAACAATAAATTAGAATTTGATAAATTAGTTAAAGATGGAACCAT